ATACAAATATCTTTAAAACAAATAAAAAAAGGATATAAATTAAAATATAAATATAAATAATAAACATGAGGAGATAAAAAAATGAATAAAACACAAATAAAAGAGCAAAAAAAACAAGAAAGTATCGACTTTCTAAAATCTATACTTAAAAAAGATGATACTATTCATACTCAATTATGCCATGTATCTCAAAGCGGTATGCTTAGACATATAAAAGTTAGACTGATAAAGAATAATATTCCGCTAGATCTCAGCTTTCATACGTCTAGGGTACTCGATTGGAAAGAGGGAAAAAATCGTTTTGGCGGTTATAATGGTGTTAAAGTGGGTGGATGTGGTATGGATATGGGTTTCCATTTAGTATATACATTATCAAGAATTCTCTTTGATGACGGGTATTATATTAAACAAGAGTGGTTATAATTATGAATAAAACAGATATGATATTACTAATATTTAATAGTATTCTAGGATCGATCCTTTTTTTATTATTTTTAATAATAGGGTTGAGCCTTGATCAATCAATATAATAGGGAGATAAAACATGAAAAACTTTTTAATAAATTGTGTAATGAGTGATGTAGAAACAGCAACATTATGCGATTTTAATACTTTATATGAAGATGACAATTTCAAGAAATTGGCAAAAAAACTATGTAAAAACATTAATGAGGATAATTATTCTGATATATCTAAAAAACTAACAGAATATGCCAATAATAATCTAATTTAATAAATAGGAGATAAAACAATGGAAAAATTAAATTTAAAATTTATAGATAATCAAACTCATGGATATTTAAAAATATCTATACCAGATTTAAAAAAATATACAAATCAGAGACCGGAAAACTATTCAGAATATAGTTTTTATTGTCCATATAATGATTGTCTATATTTAGAAGAAGATTGTGATTTATCAGAATTTTCTAAATATATAGAAAACAAAGGATATACAATAAAAAATGAAAAAGGATATATTGATTTAAAAACTGAATATGTAAATTGTTATTATTTTGATCATAATAAATTTATTAGAAATAAAAATATAAGCGCTTTCAGACGTGCATTCTTATAATCATATATAACTATTTAAAGACTTATTTTTCATAAATAGGTCTTTTTTTATTGACATTAAAAATATTTCATATATTATTATTAATTAATAAATATGAGGATAAATATGTACAATAAATACGGAAAATACACTTTTATAAGCGCTCTAAAATGTCATAAATACTGGATATTGCATAATATATTCAAAGTAAGTATTTTTACTCTTGCAGAGTTCTTTAATCATTCATGCGACGCTATGGCGGAGAAAACCTTATGCCGTTATGATGATTTAAAAAGTAATTATGATTATATTGACTAAAAACAAAATAACCCAATAAAATAATAATCCTCATATAAAAATGCATGAGGGTTTTTTCTTTTCTATGTCTAACAAAAAAGCGCCACTCTCTGAGAGCCTATTTATCCAGTAAACATATATAGATATACATATAAGTAAGTAATTGTAATGGTTCTAGGTAGTTATACATTTACCGGTCATTCTTTTTACATTGAAAAATAAACGTATAGCCATGCGCACTCACTCACATATTAATAATTTATAGCTATGTTATACTTATTAAATGTATTTTATGATCCTAACTACTTATATAAAAATAAAACTCCAATTTGATAGCAATAAAGCGCTTAGAATTGAATGTATGTATATTACCATATTCTAATAGAACCCTAACCCCCCAAGCAACCACAAGCATATATGTGTATATCCGTCCATATTCTCTTGGGCAAAATAAACCCAAATATATCATACTACCTTAAAATAAAAAAAAGGTTAAAATGAGGGTGATTTGGCTCTCTCAGGCGATGTTGTGCTTGACTTATGATCAAAAACCTATAGTATTAAGGGTGGATAACTATGTCTACAACACAACTGCAAAAAAATAGGAGAACGAAATGACACTAGAAGAAAAAATATCAATGATAAGAGGTTATATTTTTGCCAAAGGCTGGGAACAAGCACCAACATTAGTAAATCAATCTGGTTGCACCGACCATTGGGAAGAATACAGACAAAAAATTTTGGGTTTGATATTAGATGCTACAGAAAAAAAAGAAAGTTTTTTAGATGTATATAAAACCATCAAAAAGATGGAAAATGAACAATTCTTTGATGATAGAAATGATTTTGAGATTTTTAATAAAGACTCACGAGACCAAATCTTTGGGCATATAGATGATATTTTGAAAGATGTTGTTACTTTTAAATTTTTCCACACCTCTCCTGCTGGAATGATAGATGTTGGTAACTATGAAGCATTAAATGGTAGAGGAGAGCAATATAACGAAAATTTAAGAAATGCAAAACAACGACAGAATTCAAGAGATTCTAAGCACTCTTAATAAGCGGCAAGAAGAAAATAAATTAAATTACTACCAACCCTATAGATTTCAAAAGACTTTCCATGAAGCAGGATCGGAAGCAAATCAGCGATTACTCATGGCAGCAAATAGGGTAGGTAAATCCTATGTAGGTGCTATGGAAATGGCAGCACATCTAACAGGATTTTACCCCAAATGGTGGAAAGGTAGAAAATTTGATAAACCCATAAAAGCATGGGTGTGTGGTGCGAGTAATGAAACCACTAGAGACATATGTCAAAGAGAATTATTTGGGCAACCTGATAATCCAAGAGATAAGGGAAAAGGGAGTATCCCTAAACACCTAATTGGTGAGACCACAAGGAAACCTGGAGTTCCCAATGCTCATTCTTCTGTTCTAGTCAAACATAAATCAGGTGGGTGGTCTAGGGTTGCCTTTAAGGCTTATGAAATGGGTGCTGAAAAATTTATGGGGGAGAGTTTAGATTTAATCTGGCTCGATGAAGAACCACCTCAAGATATCTATTCCCAGTGTATTACTAGGACATTAGATAGAAATGGCTCAGTTTACTTAACTTTTACCCCTGAATCAGGCATGACAGAGGTAGTACAGAATTTTACTAATGACCTCAGACCTGGACAGTCGTTGATAACTGCTGGGTGGGAAGATGCAGAGCATTTGACTGAGGATATGAAAGAACAGATTTTAGCTGCGCTACCACCTCACGAAAGAGATATGCGATCTAAAGGCATACCTATGATTGGAAGTGGTTTAGTGTTTCCTGTCTCAGAGGACAGCTTGACTTGCGAACCATTCGTGATTCCACCCCATTTCTCACGCATCGCAGGTCTTGATTTCGGCTATGACCACCCTACTGCGGTAGTTTGGATAGCTTGGGATAGAGACGAAGATATCGTTTATGTTTATGACGTTTATAAGATGTCAAAACAAACTCCTGATTATCATGCGTCTCACATCAACGAGAGAGAAGGATCGCACTATATCCCTATAGCATGGCCACACGATGGCTATCAGCACGATAAAGGTAGCGGTATTACCCTAGCAGAGCAATATCGTACAGCTCATGTTAATATGTTGCCATTTCACTTTGAAAATCCACCTGCATTAGGTGAAAAAAAAGGTGGTAATAGTGTTGAAGCTGGAATTATGGAGATGTTATCTCGCATGGAGCAGGGAAAATTTAAGGTTTTTAACACATTATACGACTGGTTTGACGAATATAGGTTATATCATCGTAAAGATGGCAAAATCGTTAAGATAAAAGACGACTTAATGGCGGCAACACGATATGCAGCCATGAGTCTAAGACACAGTACAACAGAAACATCAAAGTGGAATAGCAAAGGTACTCTAGGCCCTGATGTCGCAATAGTTTAGGAAATAATATGCCGAATAAAAAAATGAATATTGTTAAATCTACATCAAAAATGACTAAAGATTTAGAACCTGAAATAATGATGTATGGCGAAGGTAGGCCAAGAATCTTGAATGTAAAAAAAGCACAAAAAGATATGGCAAAAAGACTTATGTCAAGAGCATCTAAATTTAAAAAATATAGAAAATAATGGCAGAACTTATAACATCTCCTACATTATTAGCTCATAAAGTCAAAGAGTTAGAAGAAAAAATGGAATATGCTCTGATTATGATTGAGCAAATGGAAA